TGACATAGTATTTATTGGAATAAGATGAAGCAGTTCAAACCGACATATCTTTACGTTAAGACCCATAATCAAACTGGGTTAAAATATTTTGGTAAAACATCCAAAAATCCGCATACTTATAAAGGATCTGGGAAATATTGGGTTAGACATTTGAATGTTTATGGTAGAGATATTTCAACTGAAATAATAGGATATTTTGAAGATGCTGTTGAATGCAGCGCTGCTGCAATTGAATTCTCTGTGAAGAATAATATAGTTTCTTCAAATGACTGGGCTAATTTAATAAATGAGAATGGATTAGATGGTGGGGCTGTTGAACGTGCCTATCACCCGCACTCTAAAGAAACTAAAGATAAAATTTCAAAAGCTAATCGTGGAATGATTGCTTGGAATAAAGATAAAGTTGGAGTTACTCCCGGGAATTCTTCTATAAGAACTGAAGAAACAAAAAGGAAAATTTCGCAGACTTTAACTGGAACCAAACAATCAGCAGAGACAGTTCAAAAAAGAGCAGAAGCAAATAAAGGTAAAAAGAGATCAGCTGATTTTAAAAAACTGATTTCTGAATTGCATAAAGGTAAAAAACTTTCTGCAGAGCATATTGAAAAATTGAAAAATAGGATAGTGACTGATGATACTAAGGCTAAAATAAAGTTAGCAAGAAGTAAGCAGATATTTTCTGAAGAAACAAAACAGAAATTATCTGGTAAGGTAATAGTAATAGATAAGTTAGGAAATGTTTTGAGAATACCTAAAGAGCAATATAGCTCACAATCTGGCCCTAAGGATGAATGGGAATACTTATTTCATCGTGATAAACTTGCAACAATGCGGAGAAACTAAATGGTAAAAGTTTTTATTGATATGGACCAGGGTTTCCGCTGGTGGCCAGTAATGGAAGATGATCCTATTCATGCTTACTGGCACAGGGATATGACGTTAGAAATTACTAATGAGCTAATGGCTGAATATAAAACTGCCTATGAAGCATATCAGGCAGTGCAGGAAAAGTTAGAAGCATTGTATAGGATACAAAATGGATATGAGCCACATCCAAGTCAAGTGGCTCCAGAACATAAGCTATTGGAGAAGAAAGATGAATGATTTTGCTGATGCTGAAAAGACCCTTGCTACCGCTGCAGTTCGTATGCAAGTAGAACGCAAGCTTGCTTCTGTCCGTAAGATAGATGACATTCGTCCTATCGAAGGTGCTGATGCTATTGAAGTAGCAGTGCTTGGTGGATGGAAAGTTGTTGTCAAGAAGGGTGAATACACACCTGGTGATCTTGCTGTCTACTGTGAAATTGATTGCTGGATTCCTACTGAGATTGCTTCCTTCCTTTCGAAGGGAAAGGAACCCCGTGTCTATGAAGGTATTAAGGGTGAGAAGCTTCGCACTGTAAAGTTGCGCGGCCAAATCTCTCAGGGTCTTCTACTTCCTATGGACGTAGTTGATAACATTACTGTCACAGTAGGCGATGATGTGACATCGCATCTTGGTATTGTAAAGTGGGAACCAGTTCTTCCTGCTAATATGGCTGGGCAAGTAAAGGGCTTGTTCCCCAGCTTCATTCGCAAGACTGATCAAGAACGTTGTCAGAATCTTATTGAAGAAATCTTTGTAGAGAACAAGGATGCTCGCTACGAAGTTACCATGAAGCTTGATGGTTCTTCGGTCACTGGATACCGACTGCAAAAGGATTCAGGGGTTTGTTCTCGTAACCTTGAGCTAAAGGTTAATGACGAGAACAAAGATAATGCTCTAGTTAAAATGTTCCAAGGTTCAATGCTTCAAGCTGTGCTTGATAAGATTGCCGAGAACCTCGCTGTTCAGGGTGAGCTTATGGGGCCTGGTATCCAAGGTAACCGTGAAAACTTTAAGGACACAAAGTTCTTTATCTTTGATGTTCAGTTTATTGATGATCAAGAATACATGCGGCCAGATGTTAGAGCTCGCTTTATGCAAGAGCTTCTAGATTATGGTGTTGATGGGCAGACAGTGCAGCATGTTCCAGTTCTTCATATGAATGTTACTCTTGCTGATCTTGGTATTTTTAATGTTGAAGACCTTCTGAAGTTTGCTGAAGGTCCATCGATTAACCACCAGGTTCGGGAAGGTGTAGTATTCAAGCGAATGGATGGTAAGTTCAGCTTCAAGGCTATTTCGAATAAATTTTTGGAGCGAGAGAAGGATTAGCCTTGCACATGTCTCCGTGATATCGACTAAAGTTTCTAACGTCGATATCACGGAGACAGTGCGGGCATTCTTTAAGAGCGGGAGGAATTTTATTCCCTGTTCTTTTACCCTCAAGCGATTGATTTATTCTTGCTTGATGTTCAGGAGTTCTAACGTGGTTAGATAAACCTAAACTTATTTTTGCTTTATGATCTTCTGAAAATGGTCCGATAACTTTACCTTTATTTTTAGCAGAAAGTTTTTGTTTTGTTTCTATGCTCCGTTCTTTACCAAACCCTGGGTGATTTTCTCCTGATAAGTATGTGGATTTATCTCTAAGCTGTTGGCCTTCGCTTATCTTTTTGCATACCTCTTCACTTCGTTCTTTGCCGAAAGCATGATGCTCTTGCCCAGATTTACAGTAAGCAGATGGTTTATTGAACCAATGATGGTCTTCGCCCGATGGTGCTCCCTTGCCACCAGGTTTTTGATTTAGACAGTTAGGATCCGTTTTCCATAGATCACCAATGATTATTTTTTCAGCGGAGAATGCTTCTTCAGAAGAAGAATGCTCAGATATAACGGTTTTTATTCTTTGACTTCCAGGGAATGTTAGAAGTTTAGTGCCTGAACCTGTATATCTATCTTTTTTGATGTCTATTTTAGAAGATCGTTTGCCAAAATAGTAAAGATCAGTATTTGCAATGTCGATACGGTAAATGTAGTGGAACATGATAAGAGTAGTAATAAATAATGTGTATCTATTTATGGAGAAAGTATGAAATATCCAGTTGGAACAAAAGTAGAATGCAATGACTGCATTGGCACCGTAATAGAAAGTTTCAAATTGCCAAATGACATTTGCATTGAATGGGATGTCGGCATGAAATCTTCTTATGACGAAGAGTGGCTTGACGAGAATGTTTCTATCATCAAGGATTGAGGATAAGAGTTTGATAAATAAATCTAATGCATAAGGAATACCATGGCTATAGAATTCAAATATCAAACCCTCTTTACCTGCTCAGTACCTGAGGGATATACTGCGATTAAAGACTTCAATGAATTGATCGCGAGTGATGTTCCTCATACTGCTGATTCATTGATGCAAACTATACGATTATCATTCGATAATTCCGGAGTCGAAGTTGTTGAAATGGCAATGTCGAATGATTTAAATCATTGCGATATCCTTCTAAAGGGTGAAACAATTCCTATTCGAGTTATCATTCGATCAAGACCCTCTCTGGTTATCGATGGTACTATTTACAAACTTGAAGAATTCGATATCTGATTCAAGTTTAGGTTCCCTGCTAACGTTGATATAATAGATGAAAGGAAGCACACAAATGGAACTACGTCTTTACTCTTTCGTAAATTTCTACCTCTCTGATATCCAAAAGGGTATCCAGACAGGTCATATGGCAGTTGATCTTGTTCGCGAATATGGTGATGAAGATATTCTGCCTAAACATTGTGATTTGGTTGCAGATTGGGCAGATAACCATAAGACATTCATTGTCTTGAATGGTGGAAATAATCTCATGCTTGACAATACCGCAAATATTTGCGCATACAGCGGATTGCCCTGGACTACATTCTATGAAGATGAGGAATCACTTGGTGGTCTTCGTACCTGTGTAGGTGTTGTAGTACCAGAAAATTATTTCAATGCCACTTATTCTGCAGCAAATGGATTTGAGACCGTTGATATTGATGGTCGCATTATCTTCGATCAGAAGATTGATACACCTCCACCAAATTCCGACCAAGCAATCTTCAATCTCATCAAACTTCTGAAGACATCGAGACTTGCATGACAATTGAATATAGACATTATTTGCGGTATGCACCTGCTGCTGGCATGATTGCGGCCATACTAGTAGTGTTAGGTATTGCAGTTGTTGTAATTCCTAAAGAAGAACCAAAGCGCACAGTTCAAGAAGTGCAGGTAGTTCAAGTAGCCCCGATTACTGAAGATGTAATGCTTGATTCAATGGTGCGAGCATGGTCTGACCCCATTTCACAACGCTTCAAGAAGGTCTGTTATGATGGGATTCGGCCTAATGCTAAGTACGGATTCTTTGTTCTGTATGGACCAAAGAATCCTAGCGATGGTGAAAATGTTATGGCAGAAGGATGGTGGTATGTTGAGCAGGAATTTTTCCGCACGAGTGCTGGCAAATACTACACCAACGATGTTCCAAGTTTAGAAAACAAAGCACACGTTTATCCAGACGTAACTGGATTAGTTTGTAAGGATAGATAATGTCAAAAGCAAGAATAGTCGGTCTCTGTGGAACACACGGGACTGGTAAGAGTACCATCATCAATGGTATTCGCGACCTCGGTTATAAGGTCAATCAAGCCCAGCTCTCTCGCTCAGCACAGAAAGCTTTAGGATGGGATACTCTATCTCGAGCACAAGAATCAAAAGCAAACATGTGGGCATTACAGTATGCCATTATGGATGCCATGTTCGATCGAGATCAAGAAGCACTCTCCACTGGAGAGATTGTATTAGTTGAAAGAACACCTGCAGATATTTGGGCATACACAGAAATGTGGTGTCGTCGTTTGAATATCGATCCAATCAACGATCAGCAAGCACGTGAATACAAAGCACAGTGCCGATCATTTGCAGATAACTATTGCCGTTTTCTGTTCATCCCAGTATCAGAAGCAGTAAAGTTTGTAGCAGAACCAAATCGCGCAGACCTCGAAAGTAGAACTTTCGTTGACATCGCAATTAGAAAGTTCATCGAGTCAGGTGATCTTCCCCTCACAGAAATCAAATCGTCGGGTGTTGTTACCCGCATTGCTGAAGCTCAAACAGCTATCTCTATTCAAAGGATGAAACTATGAAAAAGAAATCTACACAACAAACTCCTCAGTACGGTCTATGCATTGACTGGGAAACATCTGGTGCTACATGGGGTGGAGACTCTTCTAAAGACTACCAAGGTCTATCCTTTGGCGCTATTGTCTTTGATGCTAAGACCTTTGAAGAAGTTGAAAAAATTTATGTAGAGATCAAATACAATCCTAAGTGGAAGTGGTCTACAGAAGCAGAAGCAATCCACGGTATGTCGAAAGAATACCTGGAAGAGAATGGTATCTCCCAAGAAGATGCAGCAGTTGCTCTTGCAGAACTTATCTTGAAGTATTGGGGCCCAGATAGTAAGGTGATGTTCATGGGTCATAATGCAGAATTTGACCGTCGATTCACTAATCAGTTGCTTAATCAAATTGAGATTGAATTCTCAGTTGAAAAACAAACTCAATTCACATCATGGATTCAGTTGCATCATGTCGTCCTTGATACATCGCCTCTTGGTTTCGTTGCAGTGGGACTTTTCAAGTCAGACTTGCTCTTTGAAAAGATGGGATTTGAACAACGCGGAGATCATAATGCTCTCCAGGATGCTGAACAGACTTTAGCAACTGCTAAAGGTATTCGAGACCTTGTAAATATTGCTCTAGAACAGCTATGAAACAATTCGGAAACCATTAGTATATTTTCCTGAATTTGATCTATTGATGAGGGTACGCTGAAGCATTCCGTTATCCTTGCACCATTGTTTGCAACTGTGCAAGGTAAAGATTGTACCATCTGTGTCCTCTATCTTCCATATCTTTGCATTTGGATTATTTTTGCCAGTAGTCTGTTTTGATATTTGTTGTTTTCTTTCTTCTGTGAAAGTTTTACCGGTCCAATATTTCTTACTACCTTCTAAGAATGCATTTTTATGATCTTCGGAATGGAGACCACCGAGTTTTATTCCTTTCTTTTTTCTGGCTGCCATAGATGCTCGCATACTTGCTTTATGTTGATCTGATTTCGGTCCAATAATTCCACCGTCTAGACCATTTTCACTTATTAAATTTGCCCACTTAGATGATTTAGCAATATTTTCTTGTTTAGAAAACATAGTAGCAAATTGTGTGCATTCATCTTTAGAATAAAACAAACAAAACCATAGCGTGATGACTAATTTTTTGCCGTGCTTCTTTATATGCCTCTGCCAATATTTTCCAGAGCCATGATAAGTATTGGGGTTTTTAACGGTCTTACCAAAATATAGCATACCTGTTTTAGAATGCTGCTTGATATAGAGAAATGTTGGTTTGAATGCTCGTAAATACATTGCTGATACTCCTTGAAAGTGTTAGAGTGATTGGAGATGGCAGTCTCGTGAATCACAAAATTATTTATAGGAAACTGTATGTCGGATAAAACGTGGGTCCATGAAGGAACTGAAGTCAAGAAGACTGGAAGAGAAGCAACAAGAGTTGTAAAGACCCTACCTGGACAAGGTGGTCGTGTTATGATTCTTGTTGAGATAACTCCGGTTGAAGACTCAGACTGGAAGAAGTGGGTATCACCTGATCAGCTTTATGAAGTAAGGAATCGAAATGAAAACAGTTAGATACTATCAAGTTTCCACACTGCAGCTTATTGTTATGGCGATTATCGTAGGCGTTATTGCCTCTGCATTGATCATAATAAATACATCTGTAAAGGAATATCTCCAGCTACCACTTGTCACAACAACTACAGATGACAAATGTGTTACTGTTTCTAGCTTCAAGAATGGTGAAATTTATACTTGTAGTGATGTTGGGACTATCCTTAGAATTTACAGAGTAAAAGTAAACTAATGTCCAATTACATTATCTATCAATGCAACGTATGCCGTAGAACAAAAGATATTCTACGCGATAATTCTCGTGCAATTCCTAACATGTGTATTATTACTAAAGGATGTACTGGAAGTTTGCTAAAGATAGGTAGCACTACTAGCCCTAGCAATACACCTAGTCAAGCGGGTTTAGTAGATTGGTACCCTAGAGGTCAATCTGTTGATGTTACGGCTTTAACATCAACAGAACAAACTATGAAATTATCATGCTCTGCAATCGGTGTATTATCACTTGCTGTTAAGGTCAATCAACAGTTCGTTGAATTGTATCCGTCATTAACAGTAAAGTTTATTCAGCGACGCATTGACGATATAGCATTTACACTATATCAGTTTAAAACAGCTTCATTATCAACTGACATTATATCTGGAAGAGATATTTCTGGGAAGATTTTAAGATTTAATCAGCTTGCCATAGACGAAGATAGAGTATTTGTTCGTGTGAATGGCGTGCTAAGTACTCTTAATTCTGATTTTACTCTTACCACTGATATCGTAACCTTTACAAATATTTTACCTATTGGGGCTTCTATAGAGATTTCAGTTTATACGGCTCGAGATACAATTTCGCGTGAATTAATATTTACAGCTAATAATTCTGTAAGTGCCACAGTTGGTTCAGGAGCATGGGGTAACATACGATACTGCATAGATGATGACGGATATGAGTGGTGGATTTATTCTTGTAATTCAGTATCAACTATTCCAACATCAGCAAGATTAAAAATTTCTTCAATTACTGCAGCTGGACCCGGTAATCCAGCACTCGGTATGCAAGATGTTAGAATATTATTAGCATCCCCACCCTACGAAAATGTAGACAGATACACTAATTTTTATATTGATGGGTCTGTTATGGCACAGGATTTTGTGTTATCGACATTACTAGGAACAGTGAATGAAATGTATGCAGATTATTCGGCAATGGTTGAGATTTATCCACCACTTAAATTAGTATATAATACAACCATGACAGCTTCGTCATTCGTGACTAACGATGTATTTACGGCATCGTATGCCATCACAACAGATACCCCAGCAGTTAGATTATCCGGCACAAAGATTATTGGACCTGCATGATTGCAAATAAAATACTACCTAGTTTCTATGTAATAGAAGCAGAAGGAAAAGCTATTGATAGTATTATTTCTGGAAATTTCGGTATCTCGAAAATTATATTGGGGTCCTCAGATTTTCCTACAGATTTAGCTGCCACTGAAGCAATGCAACAGTCAGTTGATTTTATAACATCTAATTTAACAGTTGACTGGACACAAGTTGTTGAACACATAGATTTTAATCCTGATTTTTTTCCGTCATTGCCTGTTACAATTTCTGAAGAGCAAAAATTAGATTTGCTGACGCATGAATTAGCAATGCATGAATATGATACTGAAATGGCAAAATCAAATCAGCTGTCAGTATCAATGACAAAGCTATTTGATGCTATGGGAGATTATGTTGAGTCAAGATGGTCAATCGAATCTCCTGAATTTAAACTGACTGCTAAAATTGGGGTGAATCCCGACAAATACATGCAGCAAAAGATTTTTGACAAAATAGAAGCAAGCGATTATTTTGTATCTCGCGAAATTATTTCAAACACAACGTTTCATTAATATGCCATTAAGCACGCATTATGCATATGATTTGAAAATAAATCAAACTGCAGGAATATTTTTAACTGATATTTTTATCGATGCATTTCCTGGGTGTGGGGAAATGCTAGTTGTATCTAAAAATTTTAATAGTGCCATTGAGTGTGAACAATCGTTATCAGGTCTTTTATCATCCC